AGCTGGTTGCATGATACTTTGGAAGAGAAGGCGCACCCATAACAACTGTCGGTGAGCCTATCTTAGAATAACCTAACTCAAGTCTATTGTCGTTTGCGCCGCCTTCGATCTTTGCTGAACAATTACCGAATGTAAACTGGCTTGGAAAAGTTCCTGATACCAGACCTAAAACGTCATTTATTGCAAAATCATAGTAGAGTGAGCCACCTGTTGCAGGGTCAACCGCGCCAATCTGATCCCACTTGTTTTCATCAAAGTTGAAGTAACAAAATCCAGTGTTATCGCTTGATACAGGTTGGCTCTCTGCTGAATTTCTTGATGAGACATTACGTGTAATTGTCACATTACTCTGTGGCGTGATATCAATTTCAATTGCAATTTTTGATCTTAGCGGTGAGGAAAATCCCGGTAACACATCAGGATCAGTCCCACTCATGAAGAAATCAGTTGCAGGCATCACACGATTCTCATTAAATGGACCAACAGTCTCAGTCGGAGAGTAGTGCAGATAGGTTGGATGCTGGAATGATCTGATCGGAGCTGATATGGAAATATCAGATTCTTGACCGATAACATCAACTGCCTGAGAGTTAAAACTGCTTCCGCTGGGAAGCATCGAAGGAAAGACAGGACTCCCGTTCTCGGAAAAAATTATTGTTGAGCCGTCATCAAAGCTTGTAGCAAGAGCACCAGTTCGTGTTGAGTCGCCGTCTCTAAGAATAGTAGGATACGCGCCTGGATTATCATCGAGCTCACGAAGCAGCAGACGCGGCGATCGTGAAATAAAACCTGAACCTGTTATCTGTCCTCTTATTCTTGGCATATTATCTTTTCATTCCTGCGTATGCAATTGAGTCTGTGCCTGGTGAATCTTGTAGATTTACGATTTGCCCGCTTCTTGCAGATATACTATTTCGTGGAAAAAATTGCTCAGTTGATTCTTTGCTTTGGTATAATGCGTCGCGGATGCTTCCTTGCAGTTCAGAAGCTGCATCTTCCCAGTCTGTTCCGTCTTCAAATGGTGGAGAAAGGTCAGACGGGTCAGAAAAGAATGTTGGCTGCTGCACCCCAAGATCATCTTGGTTAAACCCTTCATCAAGATATGGCTCAACTGACCTGTCAATTGGGAAGACAAAATCAACAATCATGTTGCAACGACGACGAACGTCTTCAGACGCATTTGACACTGCACCACGAATATCATGAGGATCATAGGGCCAATCAACTGAGTTTCTTGATGCTCTTGCCCTGATTGTCAGGGGTTCAATGACGCCATCATATGAATCTATGTCTTTTGCCGATAGATTCCAGAGAACTTGTGGATATATTAATGTCGATCCTTCGTCTTCAATAAATGAGATAGGATTAAATCGTGCCATATCTTCAAAGATAGTGTCATCTTTAAAATCTTTTGGCATTCCAATCGAAAGATCTTCACGTTCAAAATTTGGAAATTGCTCTACTTTTTTTGTTCCAACTGCCGTTGAAAGATTTTCATCAAAAATCTTTAGGTTATCGATCCTTTGTCCATCAACAACAAGTATAGGCGAATTTAAAGGTCTAATCTTAGGCATCATACCTTGATAAACCTGACCAAACGTGCGCATCTCAACGCCCTGGAGGCTTCCTGAAATGGATTCATTTCCTATCATGATCGCTTGAGATGACAACTTACATTCTCCTTACAGTCCCGACAACTTGACCTAGCCGTATAGTTCCACGTAGACCTGCTCTATCATTTTCTCCAATGTAGATTCCACTTTGTAAGTAGTTAAATTTTGATCTTTCAAGTGAGTGGGGCTCAACAACGTAGTTGGATCCTAAAAATCTTGTGTTGCTGGGAATAAACTTTTCTATTAAAGCGCCCATAGATGCGTCAAACCATCTGAAGAATTCATACAACTGCTTCATCTTTATCTTTTCTGTTAAACGATTAAAGTAAACATCTCGTAGCACTTCAAGTCGTGGATAGTCAGGTGAGAATTGCAGCTCTGGTGATCCTATTGCATCATCGATCTCATCTAGCGTTGCAAATATTTTTGCAATGTCCTCATCAAGAACGCGTGTTGCAGACACTTCAATCGAAAAACGAAGATCATCAAGTGGAGTTTCAGATCTAGGAATTTCATAGAACGGTGCAACCTCTGCTTTCTCAAGTTCGACCTGTTCAAATTCTTGGAAGCTTCTAACTCTAATCTTATTAGATGTCAGTGCTTCATCAAACTGCATCGATATAGCTGATGATCTGACTCTTTCATTCTGTATTGATTGCTGAGATTGACCAAATCCAGACCCAGACAAGTGATATTCATTCTGTGAAAAATCAAATATTTGAATTCCACCACCAGCATTTGATGATGTGATCGGCTGCGAACAAGCTGCGTCAATTCTTAATCGTTCCCATGATCCTGACACGCTTGTTGTAAAGTTGTAGTTCTTATCAGGTGATTCAACGCCAACAGACTCCACATTCTTTGCATGCTCTAAAAGCTCGTTGACAGTAAGCTCTTTTGTCCAGAATCTTATACGTCCTACTTTGCCGCTGAACATTGACTCTCTTGCACTGTCAGATACCAAAGTATCATTTAGAAACTTTGAGCCTCCTTCAAATAAAGATTGAGGACCAATGCACAGAAACGCTCCAGATGTGTTGTATGCAGAGATGGTATCTACTATGGATCCTTCATCAAAGTAGGACCCAGTGACACGCAGGTAGTCGGAAACATCAGAATTTTGCCTTGCTGCCCAAACATAATACGACGAGCTAATCTCACTGTCGTTTGTACCTCTTCCAAATGACACGTGCCAGCTGCTTCCATCAAAAAGATTGCTGCCGCCTAATGTTATCTTAGAATATGAGTTTGTAGCCCCTGTTGACGTTGCTATGTGAAGATCAAGAGATGATGTGCTTGCCGTGTTAGTTGCAACAAGGTTTGCAAAAACTCCTTGATTGTTGCTTGGAGCGCTTGTCCCAGTGACATGTAGACGTGCTAAACTTTGAAACTGAGGATGATCTATTCCTGGTTCAAATTTGTATATTGCTTCATATGACCAGGAGCCTGACGTAAAAAGCCCATCAGAGACTGTATTTGACACAGACGGAAGGCCAGGCTCAACTCTTGATGCGCTGAGATATGAGCTTGAGACAAACGGGAGCACATCTGGAACACCTGACGTTGGGTTATAATTTACAGCGCCGCTGAACATTGATCCGCTAAATGTCAACATTCCTTGCACAACTGATCTTTCCGATCTATTTGCGCCGATGTATCCTTCTTTTGTCCCGCCGTACTCTTTAAATTTTAGAATGCTGTCAGGCTCGATTCCTGCTGATCTTATCAAGCTCTTTATGGAATGAAGCGTGCCTCTTGATCTTATTATTGACGGAACTTCATGAAGTATTCTTCGCCAGATTGTGTTTTGAATAGACTGATATGATGCTTCAAGATCAGCAACTTCAGCGTTTAGTGATTCTCCAAAAACAAATCTGCTTGCGTTGACATTCCTAAACATGTTTGGGAGGCTTATCCCGTAATGGCTTGCTAGAAATGGGAGCATCTGGTCTGAAACTGTTCCAGTATCAGTGTAGTCTGTCGCACGAATTTTTGAAAAATGATCTAAAAAGCACTTGACTTCATCAAACTGTTTTGCCCAAACATATAGAAGCGAGCTGATTAATTGTATAGATCCAAGCTGTGTCTTTCTTGGTAGTGAGTTTCCTTCGTCTATTGTGTCTCCAACTCCGCCTTCTATTGAATCAAGAACATAAAATTCTTGTTCACGAGTCAGGTAGTGTTGTGGAATCAGCTTTGTGATCAAGTTTGGATTGTTTAAATCATACTGTGATGCTGACAACAGCAATTTAGAGTTTAATGAAACGACGTCAGGATGATCTGGAAACAAAACTGGCGATAGACTTAGCTTTTCATATGTTAGCGGAGAGTCTACGTGCTTGACTCTTTGCGATGACAAGAAATTGCTGATTGTTGCATGAAGACCATTTCCTGAATGATCAATCACAGTTGCGTTGCTTGTGTATGATCCAGTTGGTTCATTAAACCTATAGATTGCTTGAAGCTTTTCATCCGGATACACTGACGTTCGCATACTCGAACTGATCTCTTGCGCGTTTCTTGTCTTATGATAAACTCTAAGATCGTCTATTGATCCTGACAGTGTCTCGGCTGGAACAAACGAATATAAGCTTGCAATCGAATGACTTGAGCCTGACCCTATTATAAGAGGACTAGTCTTAAAGTCGATCTGACCAAGATATGTTGACGTACTTGACGACGAAACAAGGCTACCATCGACAAACACGTACAATCTATCAACGCCTGGGCTTCTGTTTAGCTGAGCTGAGAGAGAGAAGAACTGCCCTTTCTGTATCTGGACAGACGACGTCATGTACGATGATCCAGATGAAACATAGAAGTTAAAATTGCAGCTTGACGTTAAAAGGCTCTTTGAAAGAGCAAGAGTAAATCCGTTATTAGTGCCGTTGATCTTTTGTGCTATTATTTGATTTTCGTTTGCTATCTCTGATACAAAAAGTTGCATTTCAAATGTCAAAGATAACAATCCAGGATCTATTTTTGGAGTTCCTGTCTGGTCATTTGACATTTCTGGTATTTCAAGACCAGCTTTGTCAGAGATAGAAACGTAGTTAGTTCCATCAAAATTGAGATATCCCGTATTTTTTGGTGATATATCAAACACATATTTTTCAAATCCAGTCAATGAATCTAAAAAATTTTCGATGTCTTGCCTTTTCCCGTCAAATGGAAAGCTGTTAAAGATAGATTCAAAAGCTACGTTAGTTTTTGCCTGAGCTGAGTTAAAAAATGTATGATTTTCAAAAGATGACCAGTCTAGTGGAATCTGCTGGGTTGATTTTAAACCTGTGCCTGGAGCGTCTAGACGAAATGAATCTTTTGCTGTTCCAAAGTTTTCAGTGTCAGAAGCTGTAACATCACGAATAACAGCACTGTTTCCGCTTAGTTCTTTTAAAATTTGCTCTTGAGCTTTCTCGAGATAAAGTGAATTTGGCACTGTTACTCCACTTTAAACTTTACATTCTTATCTTCTACAATATACTCAGATCCACGATCTACTATAAGATAATCGAAAGTCATTAGTCTTCCGCGCGGTAGGCCGTCAGTGAACATATCAAAGAATAATCCGCCGCCGTCAGTAGAGAGCCGTGTTCCTCCATTTTCTCTTTCAAACGGGATGTATACGGCACCATCAATGTCTCTTATCCTGTAGTAAGTTTCTGGGAAAGAGCTTTTTGTTGGCTTTGGAACTCTTGTTGCTGACTGCTCATAGTTAGAATCGTAAGCAAACACTCTTACACGATGCGATGAATTTAAAGAATAGCTGCTTCTTGAATTTGTTGATTTTACGTTGAGCTGTCTAGGAACTGCGTCAAATGTAGTTCTTTCAGGTAATGAGCATGTTAGAAAGGTTGAGTGGAATGTTACGCTTCCGTCTATTGACTTCCATTTTTCGCTAAAGATGATTGAGCCTGATGAAGATATGTGATCTGCAAGCGTTATTGATCCGCTGACAGCTCCTGAGTCTTGTGATGAGATAAAAAATGATCCGAAATATGATCCAGTAACTTGATTGCTGCTAATCAGCTGCTGAGATGCTGACACTACTTTTGTGAAAGATCCTGTAGAAAGTACGACGCGAAGGCTGTTTGAACCTGTTATTGAGTTTGACGCAGACAGCAAATTAAGCTGCGTTGATCCAGCAAAATTTCTCAAGTATAATGATCCAGAGACATCAAAAAATGAGCTTGCATGTGAATCAAATATTGAACTGTTGTTGTAAACTTCAAGTCTTGGTCTCAGTGATTCATGTGTAACGTGCCTAGAGGCAAATCTTTTTACAAATCTTGTGACATTGTCGTTTTCTTGACTTGAGGTAAACGCAATTATGAACCCGTAGTCTGGTATTAGATTTGCAAGAGTTGCAGAAACTATACTGCTAACATCGACAAAAAGATCTTCTGTACCAATTGTAAATGCTTGGGTTGATTCCAGCGCTTCTAGACCAGAACCAAAGTTTCCTGATGAAAAGAAATCAATGTTTGTATCGCCTACAGCACCTGATGCATATGCTCCTGAGATTGACCAAGAGACACCTTGCGATGAGCTAATAAAGTTTCCAGCATCAACATCAGAAAATGCAGAAACATCTCTTCCGTCACCTTCATCGAATTTTTTTGCAAGTGGAAAGACAGAGACAGTGAAATCTCTTGGGACTGGGAGATTTGTTTCAACCTGCTGTAGTCTTATCCTGGCATTGAATGTATTTGAGCCAATATCTATTGAACTTGTTGCTAGTGAGCGCAGACGCCCTAGATCAAATTTAATGAGAATCCTTGATAACTCTGTGTGAAGTCCTGTTGAACCTGATAAGGTTTCATCAAAAAGTTTAAAAAGATCAAGAGTTCCTGCACGACCTACGTTTGAATCTGTTGTTCTTGCACCATCAACAATTTTGTTTGTTATGTATGTGTCAGCGGATGAAGTTGCTATGATGTACATTATAGTGCCGTCCCGACTATATCATTTTGCGGATAACGAAGTTCAAAAATGCTGCCAGGAGGGCCATAGACAACTCCGCGCTTGGTGTACTGCTTAACGTTATGGGTAACTTCAGAATACGTTCTATTTTGTATTTGTCCTGATAGACTTTCAATCTTCAAGTCAACAAGAGTTAAAACGCCTTGCGTATTTATGATAACATTTTGCAAATCAGAGAGCAAAATTGGTTGATCAATCTGAAAGTTTTTGATATTCATTATTCCATTTATTCTGGAAATGACGCTTTGAAGAGTTGTTGACTTATTAGAGTTTGGATTGATAAAAACGCTAAATTTCACACGAAAATTTATTACTCTTGCGTCTAGTATGTCAATAGCATCGCTAATCAATCTAAATTCATTCAAATAAGTTCTAAGGTTCTTTTTTAGACTATCTGGAACAGTTGACAAAAATCCTGATGCGTTTTTTGAACAGATAAAGAGTTGGCTTGCAAGCGGATTGTCAGGACTTGGTCTTGCAGCTGCCCTGTACACGCTTCCAAGCTTTGTTGGAAGAGTATAAACTCTTGATATCAAGTCTTCTTTTGTTACGATTCTATCCTGCTGTGATCTAGCAACTGGTATTTGTGATCTTAGATCTTCAAGAGTTGGAGCGCTTGACCCACCAGACGCTGGTGCATCATTTCTAACAGAAATTGAAGCTCTAACAGATGAAGCAATAGATGCAGTGCAACTATCAGAAAATTCTATGGATAAGCTTGAAATTCCACGAATTGATCTTGTTGAAACGTTATGAGATGGACCTCCGCCGTATCTGTATGTAATCGATATTGCAGTGTCTCTCGGTAATATACCAAGTGTTTTTGTTCTTAAAAGCGCATTTGGATCTATTGAAAATCTGCTTAGCGTCATTGTCCCGTAAAGCGGTAGAGCTAAAGTTTCTGGATCTGGCATTGAGTCATCATCAGTTGTGAGCGAATTTCCACCACCAAACTGTAGAGATGTGATTCTTGTCTGAGGATCAGAAATATTCAAGAATCTTCTTGGTGCTGGTATCACTTCTATAGACCGTGAAACTTCTTCTGAGTCAGCTGATAGATTCGGGAACGTTCGAAACACAGTGTCCTGACTGAGTGCTTGTACTTCGTAATACTGGTTGCCGTCCCCATCTATCACGCCTAATATTTCATTGACGTCAGTATTCTTTAAAGATAAGGTAAAGAATGGTGCCGGATCAGACCCAATGTTAAAAGACTCAGTTATTATTTGACCAGAAACACATGTAACGTCACGCCTCAAAATAAAAGTGGATGGATTTCCAGATGCATCAACTTCGCCAATAACATACTTTGCTCTTAAAGCTCCAAGTCTATTTTTCTCTGCGAAATCTATGTCTTCTGTAATCGAGAATCCAATACCAGAGCTGGATGCAAGTTGAGTATTTTGTCTTATCTTTGGAAGCGCAGATTCATCAGGAACGTATTCATCAGAAACTAATTTTGATGGAGCTTCAATAAATATTGAAACTGTTACAACAGCAGGTGATGCGCCACGTGTTTTGATCCCAGCTTCTCTTATCATTCTTATGATGTTAACTGGCTCCACTGCTGTTGACCATGATGTCTCTCTGAACTGATGATCAAGATAAAATGACATTGAGTCTGAGACTGAAGCTGCCATATCAAGTAAGAGTCCACCTAAACTTGCTTCAGAAAAATCTTGGATCTTATCACCAAAATACGTTCGCGAATATCGAAGCAAATCATTTCGAAATGCATCAAAATCTTTAGAAACGTAGTTTCTGTTTCTTGAATTTTTTAGTTGCTGATCAGCGGCCATTATTTCATCCAGAGAAGTTAAATATGATTCCGATCGATTGATTCGTCAGATTTGCTTTTGGAACGGAGTAGGTGATTACCATCTTTACTTGTGCTGTTGCGCTGACAGCAGAATTTTCTGGTGTCATAATAAAATTATCAAGCACGATGAATGGAAGATACTTTGAGACTGCTCTTTGTATTCTTCTCATTGCTTCTTCATCTCCATTTTCTGTAGCAAGCTCATGAATAAGTGGTCTTATATTTGCTCCAAAATCTGGAAAATTCAATCTTTCATTGTGGTTCGTTAAGACTAGATTAATAAGATTATCCTTCAGCTGGC